AGACCTGTCTTCTCTTGAGATTGATAGTAATACTCAAGAAATCTATTAAAGAGTGGATAATCAGACTCTATGAATTCGGGAGTCTGGGCAATAATTGCCTGTGAGACTTTGTTGATATTTGTCATTAACCTGTTAGGCTACCGCAACTAATGTTGGTGTTTGGTCGAATACTGTCGGACTCAAACTATTTAGTGGGATTGAAGGAGGTGGAGCAGTTCCAATTGGTGATATTGTCACTTCTGGACTTACTAAGTTAATAATTGTACCTGGTGTGGAGGCAGGAATAGTAGAACTATTAGCAGGGATGAACTGAATTGGTAATGATAATGCAGTTGGTAGTGCTGCAGGATCAGCTACAGAACCTGCACCAGAGGTAGAATCAGTGATAGTTATACCTGTAGTAGCAATATTTGTACCTGTTCCAATAATAGCAACAGGACCAAAGGCAATTTCTCCAGTGTCATAGTTGACAGTACCTGCAGAGGTATTAGTAAATACCTTTCTTGTACCTGTGTTATAGAATGTTCTGAGGTTTCCATATCCATCATCTTCAAATTGTTGATCAACACCTGGTCTATCTGCAGTACGGAATTGTCCAGAAAGTAAAATAGGTTCTTTTGCACCATCAGTAGCAAGAGATGTTTTACTTGGTGCGGAGTTATACAATGCAGAACCAGTGGATATTGTATATGTGTTAGTCTGATTACTTACAGGTAAGATGTATCTGAGAAGAGTAACCTGTAGAGATACGTCAGTAATAGCGTTATTGGCAAGTGTAATTGCTTTCTCATAAGCTTGACTTCTAAAGGTTGAGTTGAAATTGTTGATTTCAGTCTGTGTCGCCCATTGACTAATCGCATTTTGTACATTTGTTTTAATAGTTGATGTATCAGAACTACTACCTGTGTCATAAAGCACAAATACTTTAGTGTAGATGTATAAGTTCTCAGGGTCAATAATTACAGGATCTATAGATGCCATAGCATACTTTCTTAGATCTGCAGCGATTGATTTTTTAGTTGCGTCATTTAGAGTTGCACCTGTACCAGTTTTTACCGCAACGAAAACTTTACCATATACAGGAGGGTTTAGAGAGTCTCCACCATATGCTACGACTGCTGCAGCGTTAGGATATACTTTCTTAGTTAGAACAGCGTAGTCTCCTGCAGTTACAGCACGATATTGTGATGAATAGAATCTTGGTGCATTATATTTGATAGACTCAATAGTCTCTGCAGCACGACCATTCATGGATCTTGCCACTTTTACAAGTGTCACAGCAGAAGTAGAGTAACTCTGACCTAGAGTATCAGTCATTCTACCGATATATGAGAACCTATCTACATCATTTGCTTCCTCACCAGAGGTAACAAGATACTCAAATAGTACAACTTCTCCGTCTTTTAATGCTCTACCTACAGAATCATCACCAAATTTAACTTCATAACGCATATCTTCACCCTCTGCAAGGAAGTAAACGCGGGAATTTGCGGATAAACCTGTAATTGTATCAACTAAATTGTACAAATCAGAGGTTGTAGATGATTCGTTTGCCTTTACCCTAACGGAAAGTGTATTAATGTCCGCATCTTCTGAGGGAACTTTGTAATTTTGTGTAGCAAACGTGTTAACAACGTACTGAAAATTGACTATAGACCCTTCTCTTAGTACAAGATTACTAAAAGTTGCGATACCTGTTGTGGAATTTACCTCAGCAGTAGTATCAGAAAGAACATTCCATATATAATTTCCACCAGTTGCCACTGCACCTTTCTTAAGTGTGACTGTAGAAGGGTATGATCCGCTACTTTGTATAGTCTGTACAGTTAAATTGACAGTTGCTTGACTTGCATTTATTGATCTTGGTACATAATTTAAAAGTTTTGCTATATTAACTACATTATCACGCACTGTGGAAGAGGGTAGGAACGCCTCATTCATTGCCATGTTCGCATTAAATGAACTATAGTAAGTATTATATGATAATACATCTATCAAGTAGTTCAATGTTGCACCATCAAACTCATAGTCTGTAAATTCTCTCCTAGTTCTTAGGTAAGATTTTATTGACGCTTTGATGTCATTGAAGTCTAGTGCTGTTAAATTATTTGGTGTTGACATTATTCGGGTCTCTTAAGTACAAATGATACTGTTTCAACTAGAGGTTGCCCTACTATTACATAATCTATAGTGACATTAAATGCGTTTGCATCATATCGTTCCCTTACAGCAACGTTTTCAATTGCAATTCTGGGTTCGTGTTGCCCAACAGTAGATAGAATGTCGTCTCTAATAGCATCTGCTGTAAATCCATCCATAGGTTCAAACAATAGTTGTCTAACTCCAGAACCTATTTGGGGTTGAAATAACTTTTCACCAGGTTGAGTCATCACAAGATTCTTTAATGACTGCTTTATTGAGTTGTCATTAGAAACTGCAGATACATCTTTTGTGAAAGGGTTTTTTGCAAAGTCTACTTTTATATCTTTAAAAGCACGACTTAGGTTTACATCCTTTCCACTTATTGATTTTAACGCCATTTGCTAAGTGGTTTTACATCCTTTTCTTTTTTGGCAGGATACTCACTAATCAAGACTTTGCCACTTTTGACAAATTCTTCACTCTTGTCTACTTTTACGACCATAATACCTCCGTCCTAAAAGTATTTATGCTACTTCTTGAATACTTTTAACTTTGTAAGGATAAAAAGTCCTAAGATAACCCAAAATGCTATTTCTAATCCGTAATTGTTCATTTCATAAAGTTGAGATTGAGTAGAATACGATTAGCATGATGTAATGGAGAGTGACCTGTATGCATCTGATCACCATCAAAAATGACTAATCGGTTCTTTCTAGGTTCTACTGTGTGTAATATAGTTAGTTCTTCTGCACCTTTGTCTTCATTATATATTACGGTATCACCATCACTGTCTATTAGATATAGTATACAAGACCAGTGAGGATAGTTCTGATCCGTATGTGGTGTGTGTAAGGTCGTTTTAGGTGCTTGCAACGTCATATCTAGTCTTGCTCTTGTCAAACTACCCTTTTGTGCTCCCAGTTCCTTTTCTATCTTCAAGACAGCAGGTATCCATGCGTTGTTGGTAAAACCCAAATTGTTCTGATTATCAAAGAGAACGTTAGATAGACCAGACAAAAACTCCTGATCACGAAGAGATGCGTGGTTAGGGGGTATGAACTTAGAAATATTATTATGGTATCGCCACTCAAACATAGGATTGGTGACAGTATCAGAAAGATAGTCTATATAATAGTCATCTAAAAAGTTGTTTATGACTTGCATTATTCTCCAAGAGTGTGAACAACAGGTTTTTCGTGTTTCAATATCTCATACAACTTCTTATTCTCAGCAGCAGACACAGGTATAAACTCTTTATCATGATCAAATCCCTCAGTTCTACTGGATTGATTGATTACGATCGACCCCTCCTCCCCAGATATCGACCTGTGGAAGGTTTTTGTGGGTATAACGAGGGCACCAGACGACCGATTTAGGTGTACAATATGATATGGGTACTTCCAATCGAAGTTTACTAACTCAAATTGTCTCTCTCCCTGCACTACTCTGTTGAAATCTGTCTGATGATAGTGTATGTAGAACTGTTTTGCACCTACCAAGTCATTTGGAGGAGAAATCGCAGCACCAGTATGCACTACTAGATCAGAGGCATTCGATTCTTCAACAGAAATATCGAAGAAGATTACGTCTTGCGTCTCTCGAAAGACTCTATGCTTCCGAAATAACACGTCACTCACTTTCCTTGACCTCTATAGGGTTTCTTTTTCTTGTTTCTAGCGGTTGCAGAGTACTTAGTATGTGCTCCGTTTCCTTGTCTTGTCTTCTTAGGTTTTGATTCGATCTCACTGAGACCCATTTTATACATTGCCATGATTTGTGGTCGCTCGCGGGGTAATTTGGACTATTTTCGGACAAATCGATATAAATTATCGACTTTTTTGTCAATTATCTCGATTTTTCGGTATAAATCGTTAATTATTGCAAAAAAATTCAAAGTTTGGTCAGAATCTTTCGGAGTATAC